TTTGTGCAGGGTCATTACTATCCATTTCACATCTAAATTTAAATCCTCTTCCGATAAACGTACCATTGGCAAGTGTATTAAAGTCAGAAAACTCAGCACTATAAGTACAGTTTCCACTTGTTGTCTGACTAGAAGCAGCAGTCAAAGTGAAGGTACTGGTAGTAGGAACTGATTGAATTTTGTAATGCCCATCAACACCATTACCAGAAGTAAAATCAACAGTTACAAAACTACCAACAGAATAACCATGAGAAGATTTGGTAATCGTAATAGTTGTTCCTGATTGTGCGTAGGTAGCTGAAACTGAAGTATCTGGATCGCTGTCAGTTGTTGCCACTAATAGTTTTGCGTTTACATCAGTAGCGGTAGCACCATCAAAGTCTGTCCATGTATCTATATTTGCTGTTCTCTTATCAATCAAATCATTAGGATAGAAACCTTGAGTAACAAAATGCCTTGTTAATCTCAAAGGTTGTTTGCCGCCTAAATCTAAAGTAGAGGCAAAATCATAATGACCACCAGTAATATCAACAGCACCTAAGAAATCAAAGTCTGCAATAGCATCAAAATCACTAACACTATCTATTGTTTCTAACGATCCAAGAACAAGACCATTTACATCTTCACTAAAGAAACAGTCAACTTTATTTCCAGCAAAAGGAGGAGAATCTGTATCTTCTCTATCTGCTAATACAATTAATTTAGGAACAGGGTCAGGGGTCGTAACAACAATAGATGTCTCTCCAGAACTTAGTCTGCCACCATCATCTCTAAATTTAAGGATATATTCTCCATCTACTGCTGGTACTAATGTTTCAGATACGTTTCCTGGTAATGCAGGAATAATATCAACAGAATTAGTAAATGTTCCCGTTCCATCTGTCAGATTACTATGCCTGACAACTACGTTTCCACCATGCGTAACATCAATATCCGTAGCTTTATCAAAACGTAATCGTACAAATTGATCTGATACTGGTTCGACTAATAATCCTGTTACATCCTGTGGTAATGCAGTTTTACCTTCAGCTTCAAACGTAATATTTGTAGAACTTGCTGATAATTGATCTAAAACATTATAAGAAAATACTTGGATCGTATAAGTTCCTTTTCTACTGTTCAATATTTCAAAATCAGGTCTTGATACCTTTTCACTTATAAAGTTCTCATCTTCAAATCTGTAGTTAACCTGATACTGCACAACACCGACAATAGGTGCCCAACTAATAACAATCTTTGATACAGCCTGATTGTTGATAGGAAATATTCTTTCAACAGCATTTACAGCAGTAGGAGGAGCAGAAAGATCATTTAGTTTAGATACAGTTCTAGCTGGTAATGCTTCACCATCTTCAATAAATGCATACTTACCTTCAACGTAAGATAAAGCTGTAATCGAATAATTTATCCCATCTTGTTCTTCTACTGTTATTACTCTGAATAGTTGAGATTTAACAGTTACGTTGGATATTAAAAAGTTTGCATTTACATTGGGAGTCTGAGAAAAAGCAGAACTTACAGTAATAACACCATCTGATACAGATGAGATTGACCTACTTTCAAAAGATCCATCGGGTAAAATTACAGCTAAAGTTGCATCTCCAACAGGATTACCACTAGCATCTACAGCAAAATCTGTTGCAGCAGTATCATCAGCAGTAACAACAGTAGTAGAAGTAACAGCTTTTAATCTTCCACCTCTTCTTACCCCTGCTCTAACTGGATCTTGTATCTCAATAACAGCACCAGGTCTTACAACCGCACCAGAGTCAATAGAAGTTGCAAAAGCAACGACTTCACTTTCATTTTGTTCTGCAAATAATATTGCTTTTCCTAATCTTCTAGCTTGACCACGAGAAGTACAAGCAAATGCTTTTATCTGTTTTACAACAGTTCCTATTTTAGATATTGCAGTTGCATCCTCTACTACTTCAAAGTCAACTTCCTGACTATCCATGTTGTAGTAAGAAACAGATACAACACTATGTCTTGTTTTTAAACTGCTACCAGAATATGAAAAACCTTCTTCAGTTACATTTGAAAGACTAAATAAATAACTAGGATCAACAGGTTTATCTTGAGTGATTGTTATAGAACCAGCAGACCATATCGGCATACATCTCATTACACCTGATAAGTCATTTATTAAATCAAAAGCTTCTTTTGGACTTTGAATATTTACGTTGCAACTAAATCTAGGTTCTGTACCTCCAGCACCATCATCAACAAGAGTATTAGCAAACTTACTAGCATTAACAAAGGAAAACAAATCAAGAGAACTATCTGTTATATGTGCTCCAAATCCGTATCTACTGTTAGTTAACAGATCAAGTAATACCATTGCAGGGCATGAAGTCCATACCGCAGCACCCATTACTCCATTAAAAATATAGCCAGTTGGATAAACAATACGACCAGTATTGGCATCAACAGTAGGAGTACCAGAACTGGAAGCACCTGCTCCTGGAATCCTTACTTTTATTCCTCTAATCCTAAATTTACGAGCAGGAATAGAACTAAATTGCATTGAATCTAGTCTTATCGAACTATATGCACTATTTAGATATGTAGAAGCATCATCAATAATTTCTCCAAGACTTGTCCATTGAAAACTATCTCTTAAATTTGTATCTGTGCTATCTGCTGTAATTCTGCTAACTCTTATATCAACAGGAAACGCTCCAGTTATATTTACACGATAATCTTTTTGGTACGCATCTCCACTCCTACCTCTAATAGTGTCAGTAATAACATCAGTAAAACCACCAGAATTATATTGAACAGATACTTTTAACTGAACAGAAGAACCTAATAAATCTCCAGCATCAGTAGCTTTTTGTAATTGAGGAAATGTAATTGATACTTTTGCAGCATCAACATTAGTATTTGTTATTTGACGAGTGACAGGAGTACTGTTTGTAACTTCTACACCAACACTTGTAGTTGATACACTACTTTCAATTCCAGCTATCTTTGTCTGACTGCCAGTACCAAAACGAGGAGTAAACTTTACATCTTGATAATTAAAATCAATTGTTTGAGGATTTGTAGAGTCTGCTGTTGATCTTAATACTGGGGTGTCATTAAGAAAGACATCTTTCAATGCAGCATTATTATATGCAGTTGTACCTTTTGTTCTACCTTCTTTAGAAGCGGTTGCAAAACCTTCTATCTCTCCTTCTGAAACAAGGTCAAGAAAAGTAGCAAACTGTCTACTGTGTAAAGTATCAGGTTCTCTAGTCGGTTGGGGAGGTGAAGGAGGTGGATCATTACCTTTTGCACCTCTAATAAGATGTTTCTTTTCAATCATGCCTGTACCTGTTCTGTGTCTATGCCACCACTTATTACAACACTACCAGTAAATATCTCTCCGTAAACTAAGGGAACGGGAGTTCCTGCTCTTCCTGTTTGCTGAGTTCCACCAAAACTAAATGATAATCTGGGATCTTCTTCTGATTCAAATTCGATAGGTTTAGGCAAAGGAAATAACATTTCACTAACCCCTTGCAAAACAAGAGCAGCACCTAATCCAGCTAATCCTTTTTGAATAAATCCAACTTTAGCAAATCCTTTAGCAAACCCAACACCTAATCCTGCTGAAGTTCCAATCGAAAAAAATGATAAGCCAATTAATGCTGCACCTAACAATATCTTTCCAAAACCTCTACCAGCACCAGTAATAACAGGAACAAAATGTATATCTTCTTTACCGATAGGATGAGATAATTCTGATTCGTCTACAGCATAATTACCAACTTTTACTTGATAATATTTTGGACTCATATATTTTTCTATTCCTTCAAAATTGTTAATTAAAAAACTAACAGCATGAGCTAATGTATCTGCTTTTATCTCAAATTCTTTATGTCCTACAAACTTTGCAAGTTCTCCATATAATTTTATTTTACGAAGCATAACGATACCTTTTACCAGTACATTTTAATAACCACGGAGAATATGGTTCTCTACAAGATAGTCTATCGGTTAAATGATGTAATACCTCATCTCCAAGAAAAATAGCTACATGATTTAAAGTTGAATCTAAAATACTCATTAATAAAACATCTCCAGCCTGTAACTTTTCATCAGGTTCTAGTTCTCTAAATCCTGTTCGTACTGCATATCCCTCAAATAGGGGTTCTTTCATAAACTCTTCGGGTGTTATAGGTCTTTCATAGTCAATTAAGTCTATATGTCTTTCCTGTTTATAGTAATCACGGACCAAAGACCAGCAATCTGTTACTCCCCATACCCATTGACGACCCAATAAAGGTGCTTCATATCCCTGTGGCTCGTAGTAGCTCCATTGTTTTGTTTTTGGGTTAACTATATGCCAGGGTAGACCACTTTGTTCGCAACTAACTTTATCTGCCTGACTAGGTTCTGGAGGGGTTGTCGGATGACTATGAACAACAGCAGTTACTTCTCCTAGATTAGTAGCCTTTACATAATCCTCTGGATCGAGAATGAAGCATTGATGTGCTGTCATTGACAGATTACGGCAGGGATAATATCTTTCCTTACCTCTAATGTTTAACAAAAGACCCACACATTCCTTTGGATCTTCTGTTTCAGCATGATTAAGTGCAGCGTCTTTCCAATTCATCCTACAACTGTACCAATAGAAGGAAACTCGGTTCTAGTGCATTGTCTATTAGGAGCACGAATACCTGCAAGGTCAAAAACTGCTGCTAATTCAAACCTTACTACTTCTCTATTCTCTGCTGACTTTCTATCTATTTTGTATATTTCCTGCGGAAACTCTGCTGTTGCATCAGGTGTTCCATAAGGATTTATATTGCCAGGGAAATTAACAGCATCAATAAACCTTGCAAGAGTTCTTATGCGAGTAACAGTTGCACCCGTTAAATCATTACCAGTGGTTGTGCTGTTCACTGCCAGTAAAATAGATGTAATTGTTCCAAGTGCGTTACTTATCGTAAGTGTTGGTCGAGGTAACTGTCCTTTTGTAAATGCAAATCCTTCAGCTTGAACTGGAAATCTTTCATAACTATTACCAGCCCAGACTATTTCTCCGTTATCTTTTAAAGAAGAACCAGCGTGAAATCTATATGTGGTAGTAACACTGTCTGGATTTCCTGTGGCATAGTTTAAACCTTCTTTTAGTGTTAACGTAAATAATTCTATTACCGATGATGGGTTTATGTTCTGAAGATTGCTGACAATAGCAGAACTGCTCATGGTTCAAACACCTCTCTAAATGTTGCTTGTACTGTGGCTCTATTGTTATATGGTATAGATTTTGACCAACCTTCGCAAACAAATTGACTTGCACCAGATAAAGTAATCGAAACATTTCCACTATTAGTAGCACTAGCAGCCGCAGTAACAGTAAAAACATTTGAATCAGTTACCGAAGCAACAAGAAAAGTACCATCAGTTGCCGATCCAGAAGTGTAATCAATAGTAAGTTCATCTCCTACTGCAACACCATGACTTGAAATCGTGATTGTTACTGTAGTACCTGATTGAGAATAAGTTCCTGTTTTTGTAAATCCTTCTCCTGGTGGAGTAAAAGTAAAGCTGGCACTATCATTTGCTCTACTATCTAAAAATCCTTCTATCGTATCCGCATCTGTTTCCGATACGTTGAAAGTAAAGTTAAAAACTTTTGGATTTTGGTGTGCAGCGAGTCCAAATAAAATTCTATGTTCGTAGCCATCAGCAAAACGAACTGTTTTAGTTAATGGTGCGGATCTTTTTTGTTGTCCGTATGTTGGTGTGATTGATGGAAAAGTAGCCATTATGCAAGTAAACCTCCAGGTCGTTTCTGCTTAATTAGTTCTGATTCTATCGCTGCTGACAATACTAAACCTAACTGCCTTCCTTCATCTTCGTCACCTTCAACAGAAGAACCAGAAGCATCTACGTTTACTACTACGTTTGTTGATCCTCCGAGTGCATGATTTGGTGTAATCATTCCAGGTACACCTGGGGTAAATAGTTCTGGCCCACGCTCTCCTACTATTGAGGGTCTACCAACAGGAGGTCTACCACCATTAGCAAAACTAGCCATCGTGAGCGTGTTTGGATTGGTTGCTCCTCGATTCATCCCCGCAAAAACATCAGTCGTTCCGCCTCCGCCTCCTCCCCCAAACAATCCACCAAGTCCACTAAATAGTGAACCAAATAATCCTCCACCTCCTAGTGTGCCCTGCATATTTCCAAATAATGCCATGTTAAATGCAGCATCTATCAGTTTATTTAGTACATTGTTGAGCATATCGTTGAGTGTTGACGTTCCACGGATTAAACCTTGGATTCCCTGTGATATGTCAGTTGCTATTGACTGAGACATTCTTTCAAATGCTGCTGCTGTTTCATCAGCTAACTGCCTTTCTTTTTCTAATAGCTGTAATTTTTTAAGTTTAGTTCGTAGTTCATTTTCATCCTGTACTCCTCCATCCTCTTTCATCTGTGCTATTTGTTTTTCAATTTCAAACTCAGATGATGACATTTCAAAACTTCTTTCCAATAACGCTATTTCATCATTTATTTTCTTAACTCTCTGTTCTTGAGTTTTTCCTAATATCTGATTAATAGCTTTTCTTTCGTTCTCTAAATTTATACTCTTCTGTAAATCTAGTAACTCTTTTGATATTACTTCTACAGATCTACCTTTATTTAAAGTTCCAGGCTTTTTCCCTAATCTAACTTCAGCAGCAGCAAGACCTTCTGCTATACCAAGTTCTTTTACTAAAGCCTGTACTTTTAAATCATCTGACTTACCAGCTTGTGCCCTTAAATTTACATTAGTAAGTGAATTTGTAAGTCGCTGAAAAATACCGAGACTTCCTATAAATTCAGCTAAAGATGATCGCATCATAGTCATTGACTTGGTAAACTCATTACCTATATCAGTCACTCCTTTACCGAAGTTCTGTAGGGCAGTTACTCCTTCCTGACCAACTAAGTTAATCATTTGTTGTCGGGCTGCTTCAAATGCTGCCTCTTCCCCACCTAACTTTTGTAAGGTCTTAAGATTTTTCTCAAACTCTGTTCCAGTAATTCCTAGTGCTCCTGACACTGCTTCTACATCTTTTGTTGCATCATTCAAAGCTGCCCCAAGTTTTCCTGTTTCTACTGTAAATGCCTGGATTGTTGTAGCTACTGTAGTTGCTGCGATACCTCCTGCAAAACCACCCATCTGTCCGAACATTCCACCGATACCGCCACCTAATGCACCAGCAGCACCGACAAATGGACCTTGACCAAATAGCAAAGGAAAACCACCACTTATTAAAGCACTTTGAATATCAAATCCTCTTCCTCCGCCTCCTGCTGCTCCTCCTGCTCCTGGAGGTAGGGCTGGCCCTATAGATCCACCAATTTGTCCGAAATTTTTACCTCCCGCAAATTTACCAGCAGATAATAGTTTATTCCTTTCGGCTATATTTTTTGTAATATTTTCCTGTACTTTTAATTCCTCAATAGCTGTTTTTCTATTTGCTTCTGCTAATTTAAACTGTCCTTGTGCGTCTGCTTTTGCTGCTCTTTTTATAGCTGCTCTTGCTTTGTCTACTTTTAACCCTTTATCCTCTAATTTTCTTACTTGATCTCCTATTTTTCTAGTATCAATCATTGAAACTCTTTGAGCTTCTTTGCTTTTTGCTACTTCTTTATTTATCTTTGATACTCTTGTATCTATTTTTAAAGGAGAATTTAAGTTTTTGCGTAATTTGTTTATTCGTGCTTCTAGTTTCTGTAAGTCATTTTTAGCTGCTGTAGTATTTAGTTTTATATTTACGCTGTAATTTGATGCAGCCACTACAAATTTAAGTCAGATATTAAAAGTTTAGCGTACTTTACGAACTTGGGCTTGCCTTTTTGCTCTTTCGTAGGCTTGTTCTTCTCTTTCGGATTTTATCTCAAAGTAAGCGTTCCAGGTATATAGTTCTTGGACGGACATTTTTTCTCTTATTTCCCGATGGGTGTAGCCTAGTTTTTCTGCAATAAAAAACTGTAAATATATAAAATTATCTTCTTTTAATTTAGCTTTTTACGGCATCGGGGCTTTCCCCCTCGCCCATTCCCTGCATCTTAGTCATTATGTCCAGTAGGACAGCTAGAGGTATTTCTCTTCTTAGTGCTGGTAAATCTCCTGATGTAAACATCTTTACACCTGATTCATCTTCGGCTTTTGTAACAATAACCTGTAGTGCAAAGTCAAGACTTCCTTCCTCCTGACCTTTGTTCATAGCTATTAGTGTACTGTTTATTGTGTCTCTATCAGCTATTGTAAGGGGCGACCAAAAGATTTTTAAGACGAGTTCTTCTCCCTTAAAAATGGAGTAGCTACTGCGTTCTTCTACATTGAAGGCTTTCTTCAATTTGTCGATTGCTCTTTCTGGTGACATAAAAAATTAAATCTATTCTTGTAGTATAACTTACTGTGAATTATTCGACAGGAGTATGTGTACCTTTAAAGGTTTCACTAAGTCCAAGTAGTATTGCTTCATTGAATTGCTGATTTTGCAAATATATTTTGTACCAATCGGGACTTCCACTAGGAGGTGTTATCTGTCTTACTATTCCTGCGTGTTCTGAGTATGTAACTCCATCAGGAGAACCGACTGGTGCAGTAGCCCCTGGATTGTTAACGGCAAATCCAGCATATTCAGCTTCGTTACCTACATATAGTGGTTTTTCCAATGAAACTTTTTTGGCTCTTTTTCTTTTAGGTAATACACGATTATTTCTTATCTGATCGTAAACGCTTCCTGTACCGACTCCAGCTTCATCGTCATCTATCCAATGTAACGGAACATCATAACCTTTCATATTTCCTTTATCTAACTCCTCTCTTTTTCTTGATTTTTTAACAGGAGCTACAGGAGTCTCGCTTATTTTCCAGCTTGTAGCAAAATGTCCCGTCCACCACGGACCACGTTCCTGTAGATCCTGCACCATAGCAGAAGCTACTTTGCTTTTTAAACTTATCATATTTTGCTCTAAATCCCTGGTTAAATGGGAAATATCTTTAGAACTAGGCATTAGCGGTAAAAGTACAACTGACTACAGATAAGAAATGACTTTCTCTTTCTGTATTTATTGTAGTCGGTCCAGCTATTTGTGAAACACGAGGAGAAGCAGAAAAAGAGTCTGAATAACCTGACGCATTTACAGAAGTTAGCCCATCTATTACTGCTTCAGCTATTGCTGCTCCATCTGCTGTTCCCTTATTTTTAGGTGTCATAACTCCACAGGTTATAGACCCTCCATAATAATTAAGTGATTCACCTTGCGGCTGAACTGTTGATTGAGTAAAATCAAGACTCACCATCACATATTTTTTAGTTTTACCTGGAGTTGTAAAGGGCATATTATCGAACACAACTGTTACCGTGTTGTCAGCAGTTGTTACTGCGTTTTTGATTGCGGTTTCAAATGCTGCTCTTGCGTTTACTAAAGTCATTAGAAAATAACGTCAACTCTGAATAAGTACTCTTGACCACCACGCAAAGTTCTTACATCTGTAATCTTTGCAACTCTGGTCGATCCAGAAAATGTAAGAGTTATTTCGTCTGATAATAGTGGTTGGCTATCTCCTATCAGGTCGGGGGTTATGTATATACGAGCTACATTTTCCTGAAAACCAGATTCCTCGGTAGATTGTACAAATTCTATGGGTACATCTATGTTATAAGTAGTATCAGTTGTTGTTACTGCTCCTGTAGATGTGTTGTAAGAAGCAGAAGTCTTTCGTGTGTAAATGATTGATGTGTCTAGGGATTTACCTAAATCACTTACTACCTGTTTAGCTACATTGGCTAATAATGAATCTAGTTGACCTGCCATTATCCTCTAACTACCCTCATTTGAAAACTACCTGCTCCACCTAGCATATATGCTCCAAGATAACTTTGTAACCACGGGTAGACATCTAAAATATTATTGACAGATCCAGTTCCCTGACTCTCAGTATTATATTTAACTTGTATATCTCCTAGTTTTACTTCACTAAAGTTTCCATCTTTACCAGTTGTTCCAGTAATAGCTTCAGTATCATTGGCTAATGCTCTAGCTAATTCAAATTGTGCATATTTAATATTTTGTGGAACAGAAGAACAAGCTAATTCGACTCCATCTACCTGATAATTATTTCTAGGAAATTTTAATGCCTGTCCATCATCGCATCTATCTCCGTAATAAACAAAACTATCAATCCATCTAGTCGCTGATATTAATGCTCTGTTCTTTTTATCGTCAGCTTTATTATCCCATTGAGTAGAACTTGGAACAGTCTCAAAATATGAGTCTGCTTCAGCTAATGTGACATAACTATTAGCATTAGCTCCTTTTATTGTTGCGTCTATAGTTGCTGCCACGATCTATAAAGTAATTTAGTTTTATTGTAGCGTAAAGAAAAAACCCCACCAATAATTGATGAGGTTTATAACCGCTAATCAAATAATATTAAGCAATATTAGATGTATCAAGAGGTGAGTTAACAACTAAACGTACGATTGGAACTAAATCTGCATCGTATGTTAATGCCCACTTGTTACCTGTAGCTAACTGAGCATTTGTTGGGTTGTCGCCAGCATCTACCCACTTAGTACCCATAACGTGATAAGCACTATGGTAGTCAACAGACATAACATCTTGCTTAGAAAGAATGTTTCTATCTGACTCAATACCTAATGGTGATTGCTGTCCTTCAAGAATTGTTCCTGACTTGATTAAGTAGCAGAAGAACTCAGTTTGATGACCAGATGCACCAGGAGGGTTTGTATTAACTTGTGAGTCAATAACAACATTCATTCCTGCAAACTGACCAATACTTCTTTCATTGATGCCAACACCACCGCCACCCCATTGGATGCCAGTTCCAGTTGATAATGCAGAAGTAGAGAATGTTAACATACCAACCTGATAAAGGTAGTAAGCAACAGATGGGTGAACTACGATTGTATCTAGTTCTTCTCCTCTTTCTCCAAGAAGTGATCTACCTCTTGCAACTGCTGACGCAGTTAAGAAGTTAGCTTCAGCAGCACCAGTACCAGCTTTTGCTAAATCTAAGTGATTAGCAGAAAGAGCAGATGCAAATAAACCTTGAAGATGGTTAAACAATCTTACTGAGTTTAGTTTGTTGATAGCATCTGCAATTTGGTTTCTGATGTGACCCATTGGATCTTCACCAGCAGCCAATACAGCTACATCATCAACAGCATACGCAAAACCTCTATGACAGATAGTTGCGATCTGTGTTCCTGTACCGATTTTCTGTGGAGTTAAGAAACCACCGTTACCTGTACCCCAAGTTGCTGTACCATCTAAGATTTCCTCAGTTGGAGAGATTGGGTTGAACTCTGGAACTTGTATTCTTGTTCCACCTTCTGATGCGTCAAGAAGTGCGTTACGCACAACAGCACCAGATTTTATAAATGCACTACGCT